CCAGCTGAACACTTTTGGGCTGTCGTTTCAACCATTTGTTAAAGCTTGTTCCTCGGGGGACTTGTCCATCCATCGAGGAGCGTACTCTTTTGGGAGCATTGTTGTCCAATCGACGGGCTATCCTCCTCTGATTGCGGGTTCCTCCTACAGCCTGTCCCTGCAATTCCTCCCAAGATTTGGTTATCGGAATTAAGGAGGAGCGGCAGTTAAAATGCCAGGACGGAGGACCGGGCCAAGGATTACTACCGTGTAATGGCTCCAAAGTCTCATTATCCCATTCATCAGGAATAGCTCCGTGGGATTGACAGATTGTGGAGGTAGCCGCATCAAGAGTTACAAACGCCTGCACACTTTTGATGACATCGCTATTAGACTGATATGTTTGTAAGCGTATATCATTTGCTACACTATTTACCGCCGTCCTCACCAAGGTCTCCGCCTCCCTGGTGCTCGTCTGCATTATCCCGCCCTCGAAGACATGCACAGACTTGGTGGAGCCGCCGGCAAGTTCGATTATCTGCCGTTTGCCTGTGGAAGTACCCCTAACACGACGCACCAAGTCCCCAGTCGACTCTCCTAGCAAGAACCCCTGCCGCATGTTGTCTTCGAAAGCCCTCTGCATACGACCCCCCTGTCGACTCCACCATTCCCTGGCAGGCGCTCCCAATATATTTGCTTCCTTGGTTAGGGCTCGCAATTTCTCCGGAGTTAAGGCTGCAGACATGATATCGACTTTGAACAGGTCGTTCATCCCTTTCACCACGAAGTCCTGTTCGAGCGCCGCAAGATCTCGCAAGTCCTTGGCCAGGATTCTGTTCATGGAACTGTAGTTCACCTTCAAGATAAGCTTTGTTTGAGTGAGCAGCATATCCAATCGGGTACGCCGTTGAATGTTGGAAAAATCTACTCCCGCTAGTTCAGCCATCAACCTGTCCTGGAGAAGTTGTAACTGCCCTCGAATCCTACGACGAGACCGCGCATCAAACCGCAACAAATCCACGGAGTGATTGATAAGCGCATCGCTTAAGAAGTTAGAAATGCCCATTGCTTACTCCTCTTCCTAAAGTACATTTCCGTTTAACCAACTTCTCAATTCCGAGACTTGGGCGGAGTGCAAACGAATAGACACTTGCTCGGGAAAATCTCCTCCCGTACCTATTAACAATTCGAAACCAGGCTGGCCAGGATTTGTCGCCTCCCACATTTGAAATGTACGCTTACCATCCTCACTATGTAAAACTAATTCTGTGGCCATCTCTACTCCCCCTCCTCTTCCTCTTCCTCATCTATATCAATGCCGGGCATTTCTGCCGAATCATCCTTGATAAGAGCAAGCTCATCTTCCTCTGTATGCTCGTCAGTATACATACCACGCTCTTGCAAGTTGAAGAAGTAAGTCTTGAACGAGATCTTACCACCCTGCAATGCGCCTACCAGCGCCGTAAGCATCTGCGGTTCCATAGATATCCGAATGAAGTCGGTATTCAACTGGATAGACATATCTCCCAGCGTACTGTCCCACTCGGTCATCCATTTAAGGGCTTGATTCATCCCCTCACTCACTCCGATAGCAACGGAAGCAAGTATGCTCTGTTCTCCGGCGGAGCGCAGCTTGTGCGTCTCAAACGCCTCGGCCGCTTTCTTCTGCGGCTCCAATAACCGGGCGCCTAATATGGCCATCTGATCCTGCTTCTCAGTTATAGCTGTTGACAAGGCTGACAATCCTTCGCCAGAGAACTCCAGCATCCCCACCTTCACCTCGTTACCGGACACGCCTGTTATCACCATTACTTTAGAACTTCCCATATGCAGAGTCTGCTGCTCTGACACTCCTGCAACATACGGAGTAGGTAATGCAGTAAAGTGCCGACCATGCTCCAGATCTGCGCTCGTGCGATAGTGCGACATATTGATAGACGCAAGTCCCTCCAGCGGTGGCTTCTGGTCTTCCTTATCTTCATCCTCCGCTGTTACAATGACAAAGGGTATTCTGTCCATCGCATTTCCCTGTACGGAAGGGAAAGTTTCGCTATGCAGTATGAGCTCCTCAGGAGTTGTCGAGCCTCCTTCTATATCCTTCTTCCATCGCCACACCTGAACCCTGTAAATATCAAGCTGCCCAGGCAAACGAGTTGGAAGAATAACAGGAGGGTCCGCTTCTTCCGCAAGCCTCTCTGCTGTTTCTCTATCTACTAGCTCAAGAACTCGATACTGCTTCTTCGCTTCGACTATAAATCTATCAGAGGAGTCTAACTTCTCCCACTCCTCTTCAAGCACAATCCTAGTAGGGAGGGAACGACCGTCTAAATTAGGGGCAAACTCCCAATTGATAATTGACTCGGCAGGATAGCCTACTAACCAAGGCTCTGTCTCCGCAGATATCCTGGTAGGAAGATCGGCTAGGATACCATACTTGTTCAGCATCAGCACTTCGCTCAATACGACAGAAGCAAAACCGTTTAGAGATAGTCCGTCCTTAGTTAGGCTTTTAAGAAAAACATCTACAGTGGTTTCCTTCGCTTCTACTTTTGGAGGTTTCTGCATCACCATACCAACAAGCCCATTCAATGTCCTCCTAGTCGCCTCGAAGAACAATGCTCGAAGTACGTAGGCTTCGTAGGTAGGCTCATCCGTTCCAGTAAGCTTGGGAAGATACTGCGTGGTCATTGACTTTACCTTCGCTTCTCCCTCCACAGCATCCCGTACCATCGCCCATCTATTCATAAGCAATTGGTAAATTCTGTGTTTCGTATTAACAGCTGGCATTTCGTTCTCCTTAATGACCCATAACTTGTTTCACGACTATTCTTGGCTTGGTTATCGGGTACAAATAGTCCACCGGATATCCCAAAGCATCAATAAGATGAGACATCTGCTTCTGCTTGTTCCTCAATTCGTGAGTGTATGCGAGCAGATATTGAATTAGCTTCGTACAGCGGGGATCGATAGTCAGAGTAGGAGTTCCCTTGACTGGATTCAGTTTGCCGTTCACAGCATTCTCTCTATCTCGTATCCTGGGACTTCCTATCTTCGCGATAAGTTCAAATCTGTCGAAATTGTCTCCCCGTAGAATAGTAAAATCAGACTGACCTCCAGGAGAGGAAGTGTGTCTGCTTTTACCAGTCGGATCGGGATATACCGTCTGCACCCTTCTCGTTCCATCATCAAACAGAAAATTCAATATCTGGCCGCGCAGATATTCGCTACAATCGGAAGTAGAGTTATCCTGTTCAAGTATCGTTGCCATGTATTCGGTGTCCGCGTTCTCAATCTCTATCTCAGAAACAACATGCATGTGCTGCGCATGTTTCCAAAACACCATAGCTGCCATCGGGTTGACATTGAAGTCCATTCCTGCGCAGAGGTCGTGTCCCGGATCAGGAAGCTCTATTACATTCCTTTCCTTCGAGAAGCCGTAGTAAATAGCTCCCTTCGATAAGTTGACAAACAGTCCTTGGAGAAAGGCTTGTCTCATCTTGTCAGTATAGCCTCGTAACAAACTTTCAAGATACTCCTTTGGTAGGGATTTGTTTTCCGCCGTAGAGACATGCATGACTGCGATATCAAAGTTTTTCTTTTCATCCCCCTCGCAAATGTCATAGCCCCAATTCAACTGCTCTGGGGTACCTAGCAGCCCTATCTCCCTATGTATTGCTTTAGGCGAACGTACCCTTGCAAGAATTTGGTTGAACACTCCTTTGTCCTGGATGAACGGCTCGTCAATAGTAGCCGATGCAACAGTAGGGCCTTTCAAACTATCGGGCTCGTCTCCACTGCCTATCCATATGACTCCCTTACGTCCTCTGTGATTGATACGGAATTCATTATCAGTTTTGTTGAATTTGTAATTGAATCCCTTCTCTAACGACTTCTTTCCTTCCAACAGTTCTATCAATGTAGGAACAACTGTTCGCTTAGCTACTTTGTAGGAAGGGCTTACCCAAAAATGCGGCTGGCCCCTGTTTAGTATTGCCAAGGAGATGGCCCGCTTCGCACCGATAAAAGTTTTGCCGGAACCGTATCCAGCGACCATCGCTTTGATATAGTTCTTCGTCTTCCACCATATACGTTGATGCTTCCACATGCCACCTTTGATGACCAATCCCTCTTCATCAAGTATTGGGTTTTCTTGTCTCCAAAGCTTATACATGCAGGGACTTACCTCTTCGATACCAATTCTGGATCAGGGCCGATATCAAACTCTCGCTTTTTCTTGAACTGCCTTATCCTCTGATCGTCCGTGATTGTTCCGCAACGAAAGCAGACACGGATATTTCTACCGCCTACTGCAGATTTCCAAGGACAGGAGTCGTGTTTGCCTACCAGACAGAGAATCAATTTCCAAGTTAGCTTCATCTACTTCTCCTCATTAGATTTGTATATTGAGATCTGCAGGCGGCATTGGCTTGTTACCAACAGAACTGAACCAAATAGGCATCCACGCCCCCCACTCACACACGTTGTCTTTGTGATGCCAGTAGTAATTAAGATCCGCTTTCACACAATTCTTTGCGAACCTTATTTCAATGACGTAATTACTCATTCCACATACAGGCTGCATGATTACACTGGCGCCAGCAAACCCACGATCACGCGTCATGATATATTCGCCCGTGACTGTATCGCCTACCCTAACTTCTTGGGCCTGGTATCCTTCTCCAAGAACAGCTAGGTGGTTCCACGTTATCATCACCCGATTGCAATCACCCGACAAGGGAAAGATAGAGGCCATTAGCAATACCAGCATATTCATTCTTTGCTCCTAAAAATGGAGCGCCAACACTTAGGTCTTTCCACGATCGAAACCGAAAAAGGCAACCATATGCCAACGCTCCAAGTTATCCTATACATCGCCACAGTCTTTCGTCAATTCATTCGAATAAGGAGAAGTACGATCCTTCGTGTCGGTCACTGTCATATAAAACCAATGCGATGTTAAATCCAAGTTCCTAATCTCCCACGAAACTGTATTGGGGTTTTGGACTTCTACCACTAGAACAAGAGTAGACTGGTTCCTACCACCCTCCTCATTCACGTAGATGGTGTACTTTGCTAGCTCAGCCACGGTTATCGGCGAACCATCCATCCTAAACTCAGGCGGTCCCCATTCCAAGAAGGCCGAACAAAATGTAGGAACTGGAGGTTGTGGGGGCGACCCGTTACCTCCACAACCTACAAGCAGGCCCAAAAGAACCAAGTACCTCATTGTACAGTAAATAGAGTGGGGGCTAACGGCGTCTTCCCTAAGTCAATTGCACTGTACGTCCTTGTAACTTCATTGCTGTCTCCCGACTCTGAGGAAAACGTTTGAGAAATAGCTGTAGCCACAAAGTAATAAGTTCCAGGAACCTCCTGAACACAAGTAGACACATCGATCTGTGTCCCTGGTGCAATAGTAGGCGTATCATATGAAAACAAATACGGACCACCTAGCGTATCGCTGCAATATATCCTGAACGACAATACATCTGTGGCCGGGATCATAGTTCCATCTTCATACTGCGTAGGCGGGGTTGCTGAGAACTCGGAGACTGGTACTGCCTTTGCCTCCTGTAATACTGCCACCAGTATTAAAGCTAATACTACAAAATAGACCTTTTTCATCTCCTTCTCCTTCGTAACTTTATTTACGACAAGCCTCAGTTATGCGATCCTTAGACTCTTCGCACTTCTGCTTGTCAATACCCCGTTCCTTTAGGATCGTCTGTATACGACCTTCCAAATCCCGCACACGCTGCCGAACATTGAGGGTAGACTTGCACTTCGCCATACCAGCGGCTGCATCGGTCGTGCAAAGCAATTCTACTGCTAATTCCTGCTCTCCCGCCGCCAACAGCAATCGCACCGTCTCCCGAATCTCGCATTGAGGATCCAGCGTCGTTTTTCCGCCGCTTATATTGAACCCAGGAACTCCAGCACCTGCACTGGCTCCAGTGTAACAAGGTGCCGAGGCAAATACATTCGGAGGTATTGCTGATGCGGTATTCCTAATCGTACTAGGGGAACTGAAATTGACAGTTTGCTCGTTAGCCTGTTCCGTTGTCTGCGTTTGGGTTTGATCCTGGTATTGGTCCTGCGACTGTTCTTGATCCTGATATTGGTTTTGGAACTGGTCTTGTTCCTGCCCAGACTCTTCTTCAGAACTGGAATCTGTATACGGCGATGCAAATGCAAGGCCACTTAGCAGCAAAAGCGAAAAGATTGTAATAATTTGTTTCATTTCGTTCTCCTTTATTTAATTTTACCTACAGACGTGATCGCTAGACCCGTCTCCACGTACAACAATGAACTGGCGGCAACTAGCCGAGCTACCACCATTAGAAGCTGCGATTGCCGCACCTGCAACTAGAACTCCGCCAACAATCCATACCGTCTGCCTCTCTCGTTCGGTCATGTTGGCACAACCTGCCAACGACAATGTTACCAATATTAAAAGTAGCTTTTTCATTCTCCTTCTCCTTTACGTTTTACCCAAGCCTCAACCAAACCCTTTGTCAAAGGATGGCTGGGATTTTCCATAAAAACGGCATAAGGATCAGCCTGCACCGCCTTCACTTCGGCCTGAGTCAATACTCGATCCCAAATAGCAGTAAACCCGGGTCCTTTACAAGTGAACTTGGTAAGAACCGGAGCGTCGAAATTGTCAATCGGTAACGACCACTCACTCCACTCCGGTTCTTGCTCGATACCGATTAAGGGAATTACCGCTATTGAACCAGCAGCCTGTATAAACTTGCGTCTATCCATCATCCTCTCCTATACGGTAGGAACTTGCTGGCAAATCCCGAATCACGTACACGCAGGCCGTTCGGGTCTATTGGTGTACTGGCATCCCTAGGCTCTACACGCCAACCAAACTTGATAACGAGGTGACGTTCCTCATTCCATAGATGCACGACCTTAACACCCGCACGAAATCCCTGCCAGCAGATATACCCAATTGTCTTTACATGCGACAGGCCTTGCTCTTGTCGCAGGTACCACGGCGCATAAAATTTCAGTAGGCGTGGTGTCATGTATCTTACCTTGGCCATGTCAATGTCAAGATCCAACCACTCATAACTTCGAAGGCCATTGGCTGGATTGCGAACAGCGTGGTACTGGTAAAAGGATTTGAATCCTGTTCCCTTCTTATCCACCCACCACTTCGGGAGGGATGCCTCGAACGTAGCATGCCCACCTAACCAATCCTCGGGATTAGCCCATGGCCGCATCCATCCAGGCAAGCTATCGTATTTCACGTCGTTGTAAGAGTACATGAACGGGACCACTACAAATCCCAATATCGCTGTCGGCAGCTTGATTGCCACAAACAATATCCAAGCCGCAATAAAAAACGGCAAACGCCATAACTGTAAGATATTCATTATGCTCTCCTATGCGGCCGGGAGTAGCCAGCCCTGGGATTGTCTCGCCTCCACTTCGCAACCCGCGACATTTTATTGCGCTGCATTCGCTTCAGATCGTCACGATCGCAGTTACCACACAGCATAATATCCTTAAGTTCCTTTTTTCGCGGCGTGCTGGCGCCAGTGAATCTGAGTACCTCACACGTCGCCAGCTTAAACAATTCTCCGATATTGATAGGATCATTGCAGCAGTGACAGTTCGGCTCACATCCGGCGAGCTTGAATAGTCGATACATCTGGGCCGTCATGATCAGCGTTTCGTCCGGCGGAATGTCATCTAATGTCATGAATGTCTCCCCAGTGCTCTACGAACACCATGCTGAACGTCACGGTTAAGTGGGCGAGGCTTAGGGTCTTGATGCACTGTTACCAACTCCGGAATACTTTCTTTGGCTCTCCGCCTCAGTCCCTTTTCGAAGGCCTCTTGCTCCAGCGCCTCTATTTCCAATCCATCCCTTAGCTTCTTACGAAGATCTGGGTCGTTTTCCAATTCTTCCATCAGTTGTTGCATCATGCACTCCTTACGTTATCCAACCAACGCCACCGAAACAAGGTCTTGCGTTTGCAGGTCTCTCGGTAGCATGTTATCGAACCATCCGACTGTATGTGAAAAAACGGGAACATGCAATGCGAACAACCGTAGATGTTAAGGTCCTTCCGTAAACGAGGCCTAGCATACTTAGCCTTCGTCTTAGGATCGGTAGGCTCATACCAGTTAAGAGCCCAACGAGCATCACAGTCCTTGCCCCCGCACATTATGTGGCCGTTAGCACATAGCTCAGCACCTTGCTCACCGCATTTACCGCAGTCATGAACCTTTGTCGTCAATTCCTTGTTGATCCTCGCCTGTTCTAAGCTTGTCACACTACCCATTTCGCTCCTCACTGTAAAGTTTGGTCGGGCCCTATTTCAACTCCCGATATGTAAATCTTCTTTTTCAGGTTCTTCTGGCGCATAGCCTCTTCCATGGCCTTACCTGGAAAAATCCCTAAAAAACCATGCCTTGTTTCCTCATCACCATCAACAAACACCCGCCGCGACTTTTTATCTGCAAGCAAAGTAGGGCTACAACAAGAAAAATCAGGACAGCATTCGCCTCTATCATTTGGACATAGGGAGTTACCTTTCAACCACTCTGTTAATTGTTCGTTGCTAGTCATCACTCCACCCTCGCAATAGCTAGGCGCTTAATCTCAAAATCCCCGGCCACATCAATATATTGAACGCCGTAACTGCTCCAAGCACACAGGTGGTTGGCAGCCTGCACCGCTTCAATAGCTGTAGCGCCTTGATACATTGCGCCTAAGGCGAATTCATCGCCTGCCCCCTGCGCTAAATACGGCACCTCGTCTTCTGGCATACCAATGAGGTCATTGCCGAAGTATTGGACGGAAGGTTTGCCAGCGGCAAGGGGCTCTACCAATAAACAATGGAAGCATTGGCTCTTGTCAATATCGTTTATTGGATACTTGCCACGCACCCTTCCCTTTTCGACCCATTCCACAAAGGCCAGTCCCATAATGACGGTGCCAGCAAAAGCAACAGCATAGTCTACCGAATGTATGGAGCGAACCTTGTGCAATTTTATATCAGTGGGCCTGGTGAAACTCCCGTGAGACATTTGCCGATCGACAGCAAGTATTCCGTCTCTGTACGCTATTGTTGTCATAATTCCTTTATCCTTGTTGGCACCGAATAAGGAGGGCCGGGATCATCAACCAACTCCTCCGTGTAATCATACATTTCTCTAAAAGACGACCAGATCACTTGGCTATGCTTCCAGCCCTTACTCCGTAGATACAAAAGTAGGCTGATAACAGGATTACAGGACGTCATGTTACATCCTCGGGCCGAGGGCTGTCAGTAATCCGTATGCAAAGTAGGCCAGTATCAAAAGCACCACTATCACCCAAATCAAAACCTTTGCCGATGTGCTCATGATGCTCTCCTCTTTATTACGGCCAGTTGATGTGATGGCGCACAATCGAATAAAAGATATTCCGCGCTAGAGCCGACAAATCAATAAAGTCGTAATCAGGATGTGGCGTGTTGTGCCGATTAGCATAGCCCGGACCGCTTGTAACCTTGGCAGTGTTCAACGCCAGCACATATGGGAGGCTTTCGAAGGTCTCCTCAGAAATAATCTTGTTGAGTTCGTCATACGTGAATTTCTTGACCTCCTCGCCCCCCATAACCTCAAGCATTATGTAGGCATCAAACTCCGACAATGCAGGGCCTATATCTGGCACCGCATACGGACTTTGCTCCACCACCCAACGCGCAAACTGGCCTGTGAAGTCCTTTCGCATCATGTACATTTCAATATTCCGATACTGCTCGGAAATATCCAAATTCGTCAATTTGTGGACTGTTGCATTCATTCTGGCTCTCCTAATGTAAATGTTGGCACCCCTATTCCTATCTCCTATTAGGTGGGGCCTACCGCACTTAGGCGTTGGAGGCGGCGACGAGCCTGCTGAGCGATGGTTGCACAGGTACCCCGCTACCAATCCTTTCGATAAAGGCGACCATATACGGTAGACCCCATTGTTATATCCCACTCAAACCGATAAAGGTAAGTTCTGGAAGCTCAGCCTCAAACGCCGCCGCAAAACTATTTATTGCCTCAATTTTATCGGCAGTATCTTCATCTATCACCTTTCCGATATGTTCGCCTATCCTATGAACATTGCTGCTGTAAATACCACCACGCCAATCAATTAAATAGGGCATCAGATTGTCCAGAGCTTCCTTTTGATTTTTAGTCATTACCTCCGCACCCTGTTGCTAGACGACGCCCTTGTCGCAGGGCCTCCTGTAGCTACGGCGGCGGGTTTTGGTCTTACCTTCTGCGTAATGCCCCTGTCTACCTTGACTAGCTGTTCTTCGTCAATGTTCCAAGCATCCCTACGCTCAGCAGTAGCGGATTCCACCTTCGGCGTGACAGTGTACTGCAAACAGCCGTTGAGGCTTTGTATACGAGCGGTAATAATACCCTCAAAGCCGCATGTGATATCCTTCACCTTGAGACCCAATGCAAACTTGAAATCTACCGGTCTGTTATCTTCCAACATTTCTTTCTCCTAGTTAATTAAAAAACCCAGCGACGCGGCCTACCGAGGAAAGGCAGGTAGTGTGGCAACGCCACTAGGCCCGGCTCGCGCCAGAAGTCTGCACCTACTTTGTTCACACAAATTTTCATTCCAGCGCCTTAATCGGACCAAAGACCTGTGAGACTATCCGACTACCGCCTCCTGGCTGTTTAGTATGCTGGGGATACACGTCGACGTACTCGGCTCGAAATGTCGTGCATTGCCTATTGCTCTCGTCATCGACAAGAAATAGCTTTCGTTTAGGATCAATCGGCCCTAGATTTTCGGTGGAGAAGGGACCAAATCTCACAATCTCATCGTGGTTGTCAAGAAATAGCGATCCCATGAACGAGTTGTTCAGCATATTCTTTTCAGCCCCGTAGTAGATGTTAACTCTATCACCACAGTAACTAGTTGATTGGAACACGCCAGCAAATAGTCGGTACAAGGGGGCGCCTAGCTCTTCGATCAATTCCGGATCAATGAAATGCGTCTCGTTTTCCGACTTGAATCCTATCAGCGGTGTGATCACGGTGGCAAAACCAAGTTTTAGGACTTCTCGTCTCTTCATCATTTTCTCCTATTAAAATCCACTCACCACTCTCCAATCCTCCGTCAAGAACTCGAACGGGCGCAGAACATACAACGGTTCTCCCTCCTCCTCCTGATTTGCGTGAAACACTAGGATAGTCCCAGCTATCGGAGCATAGCCAGTAGTACTAGGGCCGTAGGAAGGTGGCTCGTCGTCGAAGGGGCCCCTAGGAGCGTACTCCGTAGTCTCCATCAACAATACTGTACGGAACAACTGTTCGCGATTGCTAAGAATGTGGTATACCGCATACAGTCCGTTCATTCCCCAGGTCATCCTATTTAGGACCCTCTCCCACCGAGGAGTAGGTGGAGAATCAAGTATCTTGGCTTTGTAGACAATCTCCATACTCCCAAAGAACGATAGTACCAATACAAACATTCCTACAATAGTACCTAAACCGCACAATAGGAAAAGCAGGATCTTCAAATATTCAATGATAAACATGGTTGGCACCTCTTGTTGATAAAGGAGACGGACCTTTATCCAAATGCAATAGAATGTCCGTCTCCATTTTCTTTAACTCCTTCAGCCTAGTTTGATCTAACCTTTCTCAGCAGACACTTGCAGAGGAGATTTCGTATCCTCGGGATTAACCTTTCCCTGCTGATCAATCTCGCTCGCCTGACCGGCATTTGGATCAGCATACGCTTTGATAGATCCGCGGATCACCTCCACCGTCTTGCCAGAGATATTCTCGATGTATATCTCCCGGTACGCCCAAGGAAGCCTATTCAAACAGACGTGATGTACAGGAATACCTCCTCCCTGCATATCGTGAGATTCCACCTCCGTAACAATCTCGCCTTGGGCATTCGCCTTAGGCGGGTGGACAGTATAACTCGTCGCCGCATAAACATGCTTCGTTCCGTTGTGCTTATAGCATTTCAATGTGTACATGTCTGTCTCCTGTCTGTGTGTCTATGTGACTATCAAATATACTGCATTACTACTCCTATGGTATCACGCGGCAGCTCGCATCTCGATACCATACTCACCACCTAGATTCTCCCTCATCGTAATAGGCTTGAGATTCAAATCTTCTAAGGCTCCACCGCCGACTCGGCGAACCTCGCCATTCGGCAGGATCTCAATCTCAACCTCGTCCTCTTTCTCAAGTAGAGCTTCGATCTGTGCGATAGAAAGTTTCTTTCGTTCATTCGTCATAACAGTCTCCTAAAAAGGTTTGACGATGCCCGAAGTGACATGACAGACACCGCCAAACCAACCGTAACAGGACATCCTCTGGTAACGTCCTCCTCGGTACTAATTTCTTTTTTCATCAGAGGAATTTTGCGAGTGAATGTTCACCAATCTTTATCCTCCACCGATCTTTCACGGTACTTTCCCTTCATCCTCCATCCTCCACCGACCTACGCATTACAGCAAAAGCCGCTTTTCTTACAGTATCGCGGCGAATTAGGTAGTTCCCATAAATCGGGTCTAACCAATCAGGGTGCGTGTCAATCCAATCTAAAAACTCAGCTATCGTTCCTCCTTCATGGAACGCCTCCAACTGTTCAAATTCCTCACCGTTACTCAATTCTTCCCTCTCCTAGGTAAAGCTCTTTCAAAGTAAAAAACCACCGGATTACCAGTTTCTTTGATAAGCCCGTACCTCTCTGCTAATCTAAAATTCACCGAATACCTTCTTGCTCTTTCCACCTGTCTTCCTACTGCTCTTCTCAGTTCTTCAATCAAAAATGTCATCTTGTAATTGTTACACGCAAAACAGGACGGATTCAAATTCCCTATATCATCCGACCCTCCTCTTCTTTTAGGATGTATATGATCCACTTGCATTCCTTTCTGTGTAATCCTACATCCGCAATAGGCGCATCTACCAAAATACTTCTGATAGACAATTTTCCTAACCTTACTGCCTATTGCCACCGGTATTTCTACTGCCTAGGCAGGATCGTCACCTTCAATTTCCTGGTCGACAGCTTCTTCGGTTACCACCTCGTTGTCTTCCTGGTCATCGTCGTCACTACTGTCACCGTCATCCTCTACTCCATCGTTGGCTTCGACTTCCTTTTCCGTAATACGGAGGCTATCAGCACCGTGGATATAGAATTCACCACTATCGCCAGGCGGCATAACATGCGTCACTCCCGGATCGCCAAGGCTATTGATCTCCGTCACCTCTACATTCCAATCGCGGATATCGGGATCATTACCGTTTTCGATTACTACTCTGGTCGTCATTTTCTGTTCTCCTTCGTGTTTATGCCAAGGTTGGCGTTTGTATTACTTCAAAAGCTGCCTTCACAAAGCCGGATAGCCTGTATATCAGTAAATC